AACTTATATTTACCATTATCACATTTATAGCAAGGCATATTATTCTTCGTTACTTGTCCAATTAGAACTTTTTAGTTCTTCTAATATTTCTGCGTGTGTATAAGTATCTACGTCATTTAAAAAAACAGGTGTTTCTCCTTCCCATTTAGCTATAAATAATAAGCCGTCATTAGATACTCTTATTGTTTCTCTACTAGACTGTAATACTTTACTAAAGTCAAATACTAAGTTGCCTTCAGCATCTACTTCGTCTAATAATTCTATGTCACATATTGCGTATTTTCTCATATCAACTTGGTACGTCATTTGTTATATCTGATTCACTCATATTTGTCATTAATCCTGCTACACCATTTACTAGTTTTACTGATACGTTGTCAAAATAACCTATGTTACCACTTGTACCAAATTGTAAATAATTAGATTTTACAACTGATAAATAAATTATTTGTGTTGTGCTTGAAGCAATAAAATTAAGTGATTTTTTTTGTATTGTGTCAGTTGCACTATTTGATATTGAATTAGCACTTGTAAAAGTCGCTGGTACAATACCAATAGTAGCGACGTTTGTATTGGTATTTGTGGAAGGAGTAAATAAATCAGAACTAAAATTATATATTTTACCAACAGTAAGTCCACTTATTGTTTGTGTTATAAAAGTAGAAACACTACCAGTTACTGTTACTTTTGCTGAACCATTGGTAAAAATAGATGTATCTCTTTGAGCAGTTACATTAGACTCAGTCCAATTGGTTACGTCTGAATTAAAAGTGCCATTTAAAACTAACTCACTACCTAAACTAGGTTCTACCATATCACATATTAAAGGGTGTGTGTCTAATATACCGTCACCCATTCTGTAATAGTTTCTAAGATTAGAAGAACTGTAAGGTATTGAATTTAATTTAAGGTTAGTAGCTACATATTTTTGTTGTTCTAACATAACATTTGTTATTGTTATTGTTGCCCCTGCGTGTGCTAAAAATCTAAAGTAAGTTGCATCTGCTACAAATGTTAAGGTATGTGTTCCAACACCTAAAGTATCTACTCTGCTATAAACACCACTTCCTTTTAATTCTACTTGCCCACTTGTAGCTTCTATTGTTAGTGTAACTTTATATGTTTTGCCAACTACAGTAAGATTATTTTGTTGTGCGTTTTCAAAACCTGTATTAGTTCCGTCTCCTACCAACTTTCCATTTGTAATACTCCAACCTGTACCTAATGTCCACCTGTCGTTAGGGTCTACTTGTTTTACCGATACGTTGTCTATTGTAATATCTGAATTAAAAGTATTGTTTTGAAATTGTAGTATTTTATTACTATTATTACCTGAGTCTAGGTAAAAAGTATGTGTGCCTAAATCAGTGCTTAATGTATGGTTGTTACCAGCCATATAAATTGTGAAACCTGTTGAAATAATATTATTTCTTTCTAAAACAGTATATGTTATTCTAAAAGTTTTTTCTAAAGGTAGAATTAAAGTTCCATTGTCTGCCAATAACATGCGTAGTCTGCAAATATTACTATTATCTGCAATCATTTTAACACCCCCTAAATGATATTCAGCAGAACCTGTTGATGCCTCCCAATAGCTACCAGCAGTTCCAATAGGTATAGATGTATCAAAATTACCATTTGTAGCTAACTCACTACCTAACTCATCAAAGTTACCGTTCTGTACTAAGTTAGCACCATACTTTATTCTGTATATCTTTGTTACTTCTTCTTCTTCTAATGCTCTGTCAAATATTGCTAGTTCATCTATTTTGCCTTTAAAAGGTGCGCTATCAACATATGCTACAATACCAATTTTTGCATTAGTTGTTGTATCTATTGTTTTTGACGTAGTAGCTGACTGGTTTAAAGAACCATTTATATATAGTTTTTGTGTTGTTCCGTCATAAGTAGCTACGATATGATGCCATTCATTGATTGTTAAAGAATCACTTGTCAAATCTGAACCTGAACCGTCTCCAATCCTGTAAGTTATTTTCTCTAAGCTGGTAACAAAAATAGAAATTCCGTCATCGTTTGAATCTCTTGCGTCAAAAATTACTCTTGAAGTCGCTTCGTCACTAAATTTTACCCATGTGCTTATAGTGTGTTGTGTATAACTTATAGGTTCACCTAGCTGTATAAAGTCATCAACTCCGTCAAAGTCTACGCTATGCTTGTTTTGGAATTTGTAGACAGGTTTGCCTATACTTTCTAAATTAGATAGTTTTAACATTTAGAGTGTGTCGTTCTTGTATATTAAAGCTAAACCACTACTAATAGTTATAGCTGTAAATGATAAAAATAATGTAGTTCCTGCGCCGTATGTTTGATGTAGGTTGCTATCCGTACCTGTTACGTTAGATCCTGTATCTAAGTTTGTTACTACAGTCTCTATAGGAAAAACAACTGCGTAACAATCTTTACCTGTTACTGCACCTGTTCCTGATACTACTATTTCTATACCACCCTTACCTAACTGTTCTGATAATAATTCTTGTGTTGTGTCCATTTAATTTGTATATATATAATTTGTACTAGTTGTTTCTGTATATTGTGTATATTTTACCTGCTCACTACCTACTGTTTCGCTTACTAATAATTTGCCTTGTTCTACTAAACCTTTTACTGTGCCGTGTACACTACTTGTATTATTTGCTACGTCTGTTTCACTAATCGGTGCTGTGTCTGCGTCTAGTGTTGGTACTGTACCATTAAAACTAACTTCATATAATTCGTATTTATGATAGCCAAAAGGTTTTAAATTAATACGACCTGCAAAAACATTTTCTGAAGTGTTATGTGTCAAAGTAAAATCTGTATACCTTTCTCTAATAGTTTGGTTTTGTCCATATCCGTATTTTACTGTGCCTGACAAATCATTAGTTAGTTTTACTAAAAATCTAATCTGCGAACTTGGTACACTTGTATCTATTCTTTTGTCTTCTGTTGTGACATTAAACGTAGCTGTAGAACCGTAAGTAACGTGTTGCATACTATATAATAGAAAAACGTTTAATTTATTTTATAAACAAAAAAAAAGGTGGTAAAATACCACCCTTCTTTATTTATGAAAACATATATTATGTTGTAGTTACTGTTGCTGTAAACGCTGTGTTGTCAAAAGGTACGTTAGTGTAATCTGCGACAATACAAGCAGGATAGCTTTCTTGCCCACTAAATGTAAGGTCTGAACCAGACATATCACCTAGAGCTGCACCTGATGCGTTAGTACCTGCATTAAGCTCTAAACCATTCTCTAAACCTAAAGCGACTATAACTCTTTTACCTGATGTATTGATTTGATTTAATTCTACAAATACAATTAATTTATTTCTTGATAAAAGTTTTATTTCGTTTCTGTCTGCTACGCTTAGTTTGTGTAGTTTAATGTTTACTGACTGGTCAAAGAATATTGTACCATTTTCTGTACTACCTGTGATAGTCTCAGTAAATGAACCCGTACCTCTAACTAACTCGTACTTAAATAGTTCTTCACCTGTACCACTACCTGATAAATCTAAGTCTGTAATAGTACCTGATGCTGGTTCAATACCTGCACCTGCGTTGTTACCATTTATAGCTGCGTCTGCGTGCTGTACAAAGTATACTGCCTTTACACCACCCACGGTGTCTCTACAATCTAATTGTCTTCCTGTTGTTAATTCACAAGC